CCATTTCCCCAGCAATAACGAAATTCACATCCTATCAGGGGAGCGCGGCAGCGCAACGGGCAGGTCTGATTTTTTGATCTCATACACAGGACGAACCCGCAACTAAGCAGGTTCGTCGTTCACCATTAGCATCTCAGTGATGCTATACACATATTTTTCACCTTGTTCGGTGAAGGTAATTGCTTCACCAATGACCAGACGTCTGTCCAGAATGTCAATTTCTGCTGAGGGATCGTTGCAGTCTATCCAGTCGAGACCAGCACTACCATCATCAAGCCAGTAAAGATTGAAAGAATGCCATCGATTTAAAGACTCATAGAATACGCGCCCGCTACCAAAAGAGTCGTCATTTTCAGTGGAATACAAAACATGGTTGTTTTCATTCATTTCCACCGAGAACCACAAAATATCCTTTGGAGCTTCCTCGCAAAAACATGAAACTTTAACCTTTTTCATAGACCTAATCCCCAGGTGAATTTACCTAAGAATATCATGAAAGAACATGCAACAAGCACATTCAACCTGCTAATTTTATTAAAAATTCATATAAAAAAGGTTAATGCAGCCCGTTACGCTGAGCGTCAAGCGCAAACATCTTTTCTGCCCAGTCCATAGCCTCATCGTAATGTTGTTCGGTCGGGATTTTTGCGGCTTCCTTCGGTGGGTATTTTGCATTCATCGCGGCGCGAAAGCTGGTCATGGTCATGTTCCAGGCGTCAGACTCGCTCATGCCCAGGTGTGCCACCGCCAGATAAACGAAAGACCGGGCATCGAATTTCCCCGAGTATTCGCCCTCGCCTTTGCTGGTGGCTTCCTGCGGCTGGTCGCCCACCACCCCATGGCGAATAAGATGCCGCGCCAGCTGGATAATGTGTGATACCGGCAGCAGGCCGGGGCGATACGATAACTTACCTTTTGCTGTGACTGAGCACACACCGATCATCTGGCGAAGATCATCATCGCAGGCCGCCTGTACCACCTTTGCCGCAGTAACAACCATGTCGGCGAAACAGCGCGCCTGAATGCTGCACATCATTTCAACATCGCTGATGCGGTGCTCAGGATAATGTCCGCCGTGCACCGTCACGAACGCCCCGACAATCTCTTCAGGTGTGCCAATGCGCGACATCGCAAGAAACGAAGGGTTGAGGAATATTCTCCGGCCACCGGCGCGGATCTCAGCCTGGCCGATATCGGTAATTGCCTGCATAAAACCTCAAAGGGGCTTTCGCCCCTGTCAGTTAAGACGCGTTGACCACAACCGTTGCCGGATTCGTGGTGACGGTACCGGCAGTAGGCGATGAAACCTGGCAGGTATAAGAGCCGGCATCACCCGCCACCGCGCTAGCTTTGGTGTAGGTAGCCGCCGTGGCGCCGTTGATATCCGTGCCGTTCTTCTTCCACTGATAAGTCAGCGCTGAACCATCAGTCACGGTTGCCGCGGTGGTAAGCGTCAGTGTGCCGCCGGTTGTGATGGTCCGGTTCTGCGGCTGGGAGGTAATGTTAATGACTGCGCCGACGTCGCGCACATCCACCAGCCCGGCACTGGAGGCTTCAATCGACCACGTGGCCACGTCATCATGCGGTGATTCATCCTGCCAGCTCGTTACCAGGAACGGGCCTTCTGTGATATCGAACGGCGAGATAATTTTCAGCCACACGTAAGGCTGGTTGCTGGTTTCTCCGGGCGGGTTATAAACATGGCGCTTCATTTCCTTCTGGCCGTAGATAGCTTCCTTGCGGCTTACGCCATCACCGGAGAAGGATACGTTTTTATAGGTAACCAGATTTTCCTGGGTATACGCTGCGCTCTGATCTGCTGTGGCGTCTGCGGTTTCCCATTCCACGCCGGTTGTTTTGCCACGCATCATGCCGAGGCGCTTGTACTGGCTCAGCGTTGGCTGAACCTCCGGGCAACCAATCGCAAAATAAACGACGACGTCGCGCCCCGTGAATGCACCTGATTCACAAGTCATATGTGTTACTCCGTATTATCGGGAAATAATGGTCTGGAAGTTAATTTCGAAGGCGCAACGGCCCTCTTCGGTGCGGAAGGCGGGAACGCCCCCGACTGGCTGCATTGAGATGATGCATTCGGTGTGGTAGTCATCGAGCATGGCCTGGCGAATGGCGTCGGCGGTGTTCTCTACCGCATCAATGTCAGCGTCGTTCTGCCCGGTCAGCAGGATGAAGCGGAAGTAGTCGCGGGTGATGGCCTCTTCTGCCGCGCCACCGCCCTGCTGCTGGATAACGAGATAACGATCGTTTTGCGAATCTTCAACCTCGACCCAGAACCGCTTTTGTACGCGGTAGCCAGTATCAAAACCGTGGCTCTGCAGCCAGGCGCGTAACGCGTCAAAAACCTCGCTTCGCGTCATAATTTGTAGCCTCGTTTTATGGTGGCTTTGATGTCGGCAATGCCGTCGCGCTCAAACCCTTTACGCAGGAAATCTGGCTCAGCGTCCGGGTCCCAGTAATTACCGCTGCCGTCAGGGCGCGGCTTGCCCTTTAATGTGCCACCGGCAGCATTTACCCGCGCGGCATAACTCGCGGTATAGCCGACCCGCCCGGTCATGCCACCCGGCTCTGGCTTCAGTTCACGATACATGCTGTTCACCAGCGAGGAGGTGTGAATCGGGGTGATCTGTGCCGCGTAACCGGAGCCGACGATCATGACTTCAGTGATCACCTTTTCTGTTAATGCCCCGGTGATATTTCCAATCACGTTGCCCATGTTTAACTGAACACGTTTGATACCTTTAACGGGCATAGCGTTGTCTCCTGTAATTATCAGGCATCGGGCTAATTACGGTCAGAGGTCAGAATTTTGTAGTCGGGTTCCTCGCCGAAAAACGACATATCCCACATCCTGACCGCCCGGATCACATCGCCTTTCGCTTTTATCGGGTCTGACTCGGCGGTTGTGTCACCCACTGCGACATAGTCATTACGCAGCGGCTTGCGGACATCTGCGCCGTTGTGCTTTAGCTCGGTGAAGATAATCAGGTTAGTGGTGAACTCAGTACCGGCATCATCGACCGCCTGTTCCTGGTTTACCTCCCATGTGCAGTCGATAAGATACGGTGTGCCGGTTAGCCAGATACCCTTCCAGTCATCGTACGAGCGAGGGTAAATGGTCGCGAGGTTGGTATAAACCCAGTTTGCTGTAGCGCTCATGACTCCTCCCAGCTGATCACTTCTGGGTTCCCGGCGGCTACCTCACGGCAAAAGATGAACCATTCACCATTACTTTTGACGTAGCCGGTGGCCTTCCTGCCGCTGTCTGTCATGACCCAGACCTTAAGGAACGGCTCCGGCAGACGCTGTTTCACCGATACCCATGCCATTACCGACCACCGTTGCACATACAGCCGCCCTTACCAACCCAAATCCCCGCGAATGCTGGCGCAGCCGTCGGGTCAGGGGGAATAAGCGCCGTCGCGCAACCGTGTTTGTCCAGCCCGCGCAGCAGACTCAGCGCCCCTTTCCAGCGGTCAGAAAACGACTGGTACCGGAATGAACGCGAAGCGCCGTTAGGCGCAGTCTGGCTGGTAAGGTATTTATCACCCTGCCCCAGCCCCATCAGCGCAAGCAGGTACAGCTGGATAAGCAGCACTGTCGATGCCGGATAATGAAGTACCAGGCACTCTTCAATGCCGTTGGCCTGGTCAATCAGCGCCGCCAGCACGAAGTCGGGTAAAGCGATGCCCTGCCCGGTCAGGTACTGCTGTGCCTGTTCCTGTGTGACCATGACAGACTCCTGAAATAAGACGCCCCGCCGGAACGGGGCATAAAAAAACCGCTTTCGCGGCGGTTATTCAGCAGGGAACAGGGTTTCGAGCTCACCGGGCGGCAGCAGCTCCGAAAGCTTTTCCGCACCCAGATTGCCTTTAAACTCGATCCCCAGTTCTTTCAGGCGTTCAGCAATGATTTCTTTTCGGGATTTCACCTCAGTGCCCGCGCCCGGTGTTGCCGGGGTAAGTTCACCGCCCGCTTCCCCCTGCATCAGGCGAAGATGAGATTCCAGCGCTGGATGAACTTTATCCAGAACCAGCACATCCCCAACCTTAACGCCATGCCAGCCACGTATGACTTCAAACTTCGGCATAATTTCTCCTTAAGCCAGATTTGCGCCGTAGACAACGCCGGACAGGCCATCGTCATCGCGTTTAATCTGCAAACCTTCTGCAGACATAATCTGGAAGTTGTAGTTGCTCTGTGGCATCGGACGAGGCAACGGAACCACCCCGACTGCCATCCCTACCAGCGGCGTGATCACATCCTGACGACGTTCATACGCCAGGAATTCATTACCGGTTAGTGCATAGGT